AGCGCCAGTGGTCAAAACAATACTGGTTCCATTTGTCGCGGTGTAATCAGTTCCTGCGATCAGCTTGACACCGTTCAGGTAAACATCAACATAGCCAACATCATAAACAATGGCGAACGTTGTCTGNCCAGACGTTGCCGTATAGGTTGCCCGGTTGCTTGTGCCATTCACGGCGCTTCCAGCATCCTGCCATGCAGTGCCAGAATATACTCTCAATACATCTGCTGATGTGTTGTAGTACAGCATCCCGGCTGCAAGCGGATCGCCATCATTATCGGTTGTTGGGTCTGAAGCGAAAGCCCCCAAGTAAATATCCGTAAACTCATCAAGAGCAGCCTCTGCGCCAGCCTCAGCAGTAGCCGCATTAGTCTCACTGGTTGCCGCGTTGGTAGCAGAAGTTGCAGCAGCAGTTGCTGACCCTGATGCCGCTGTAGCCGACCCAGCAGCCGCAGTTGCGCTTGAGGCACTTGCGGTAGCACTATTAGCAGAATCCGTAGCAGATGTCGCAGCAGCTGTAGCACTGTTAGCCGCATTGGTTTCTGATGTAGCTGCGTTAGTCGCGCTAGTGGCAGCATTTGTCTCACTGGTAGCAGCGTTTGTCTCGCTAGTAGCCGCAGCCGTTGCACTTGCCGCAGAAGCTGTGGCAGATGTNGCNCTNGCAGTAGCTGACGTTGCACTGTCAGACGCGCTCGTAGCACTCGCTGTAGCGCTTGCCGCAGCATTTGTTTCAGCAGTCTCAGCATTGGTTTCCGCAAGTTCCGCAGCAGNCTGAGCAGCCTCTGCTGCCGCCTGAGCAGTCTCCGCATTTGTCTCAGCTAACTCCGCTGCTGTCTGNGCTGTCTGCGCTCCTGTCTCAGCAGTTTGAGCCGCAACCTCACTNGCGAGCGCCGCAGTCGCACTTGCTGCCGCTGCTGTAGCACTTGCCGCTGCCGCAGCCGATGTCCCAACCCACCAAGNAGGTGATGTCGCTGGATCGTGATTGATGTTAGATGCCTGTAATGATGTGTACAGGATGCCATCAGTACCCACCACGTTTTGATTCAACTCATAAGTTGATGTAGCGGTCCAGACAAANTCTAGCGGAACCCACCATGTNGGCGATGCGTCAGGCGCATGGTTAAGGTTGCCGGTCTGTAATGATTGGTACTGCAAAGTGTCATAAGTGACAGTTGCGCCAACGTCATAGTTNATNCCAGCNTTCCANTCAACTGAGTAAAGCAGGGACCAGTAGCCACTTGTGGTGACAGGGTTATTGTTCTGGTTGCCGGTCAGCAGGGAACGGTAATATTGACCATCACTGCCAATAACAACGTCATTTGTCCCGTATATACGGGTTGACACCCATTCATCACCAAAGTTTGTNGCTGTCTCACCAACCGGGTCACGCGATACGATCTGAACGTCAGTATTGTTGGTCAGGATAGCCTTAGCAACACCCTCAAANAAGATGTTAGGCTGCCTGCCAGACGCATCNAGAAGCACCGGGTTAGTATTAGGGATCTCGCTGTTAATGTCAGCAAAGGTAGTCTTTGGCGTAGTGGTNCCAGATTCATAGAAATAAATCTTACCATTGACCAGTGGATCACCAGAGGCATCAAAGTATTGTGTATCTAAATCGCCAAATCTTGCCATTACTGTTCACCTTCTTGTTCTTCAGGCATATCTTCTATTGATGGATTAAAAAAGTAATTACTTAATCCGGTAGTCAGTATCATCTTTTTTGACCTCTCCGGCAATTGTGAAACCCAAGCCCTGTAAGGGGCGGTTCTATACAAACTTTCAAGAACCCTGTCGGTTGACTGTCCTGATACCGCTCTCTCTGTAAACCGCTTGAATGCCTGACTAGCCATTAGATCACTCGCTAGTTGCAAACTCGGCTCTGGAACATCAGACAATTTGCTGACAACGCTCTGTGCTGCTCTGCCAGTAACTGAAAGTCCGAGAAGCCTATCCACCCATCCCGTTTCTTTGTCAAAGTTTCTAAATATACTGTTGATTGAGCCTGTTGGTTTTGCTTGTCTAGTAGCACCAGCCCAGCTAACAGCAACCTTACCCAAATTATCCATAAATTCTGGCATACCTTCAGGAAGGTATTTATAAAGTTCTTCTAAGGCTTTTCTGTTTTTGTTTGCGTTCTCATACCAAGACGCAAAGCCACCAAGACTTGTTCTTGAGCTACCACGCCCCCCTGCTGTAAATGCTGCTTGCAGTGCTGTTACTGCTGCCGCCTGCCTGTATTCTTCGGGCATAGCTTCCATCGTTTTCTGAAGTATTTTTATCTCTCCAGCAGATATACCAGCAACACCCTTTCCAAGTTTGTTAAGAGCATTCTCCATTGCCTCTTTTCCAAACAAGACTATTGTGCTTTCCTCAAGCCCCTTTCTGGACTGAACAAGTGCTTTTGCGGTATCCCATATAGCCAGCGCGTCAGGAGATGCGTTCTGCAAAGCATTGCCCTGAGCATCGGTTATAACATCATATAATTCACTTAACTCAAAAGACGCTTCGTCACTAAACAATCTGCCTGTTTGTGCTTTGCCAAGACGATCACCAACCCTTTTTCTTTGTCTATCAAGCAAACCGTAGGTCATCTCTGTAACACCTTCGCCATCATTAAGGATGTTGTACAAAGTTTTTTCTGAAGCTGGTAGGTTGGCCTCCCCAAGAATACCGACCTGCTTGTCAAGATAATTTTTTAACGGTGTTACATCTACCATAGTTTCATCAGGCACTATTTCTGCAATCTTATTATATAGATTTGTTGATTCCGTTCTTAATGAATTAATGTTATCGAATACGCTATCCTTAATTTCTTCGTTTAATGCAGATGGATCTAATCGACCACCAAATCGCTGTATTAAGTCGTCTGTAACTCTTGCAAGTTTTTTTAGTGCTTCTGCCTGCTGAACATTAACAGCAGTTCCCGGCATATTTGCAACAGCTTGCTCAAGCTGCTGATACTGTACATTTCGTGACATCCCGGACACGGGTATATCTTCGTATAGACCAATATCTCTCGCTGCTTGGGCAACATTTGGATCAACGTCAGCCTGTCTAGCAAGATTAATTTGTGCGGCACTCTCAACTTCTGGAGTCGCCCCTGCCTCAACCGCCTGCCTTGCCATTGCTGTTTCAGCACCGCTATCAGCACCAGCGCCCATCATGCGGCCTTGTCGTGTCTGTCTAAGGCTTCGCACTACCTCTGGAGCATATTCCAATACACTTGAAGTCCCGCCGGCTAACAGCACTTCAGACGGATTAAACTCTCCGCCAGACAACGCTTGCGCACCCTCAATACCACTTTGAATAGCCGTTTCGCCAAGAACTCGCTGTCCGGCAGTTCTGAGGCCACCGGCTGGGCTTGCTACTGACACNGCACCAAGAAACTGCAAAGCATCCATTGCAGTTAATCCCGGCTCATTGATTTTAACCACCTTCCCGGTNCTTCTGTTTGTCGCAAAAACAGTGCCGTCAGGCTTACCCTGAATAGCTATATTTGGATCAATATTTGTAAGTATGTCACCAAACTCATAAGGGTCAAATGTTGTTACACCCATAACAGAAGCGAGAGCCTGCTGCGGTAAAGAAGTTTCAGGCATCAAGCCGCGAATGCCAACATCGGTAAGCATTGGCGCAGTCTCATAAGCCGCAACTCTAGCTGCCGCCTCTGGCGATGGTCCTGAAGGTTGCTCTGGATCAGGGGTAAATCTACCGCCTGCAACAGCCACAGGTGCTTGTGCTTGTTCTTTATCTGGAGTAAAAGGCATTATTTATTCGTCCAAGTTCCGACAATATCGTTGATAACAATTTTAGTTCCATCAGGTATGCCTGTAGTGTTTGCGTAAAAATCGGCCTCTTGCTCACTATTGAACGATAAAGGAACACCTTCAGCATTTTGCATATTTCCAGAAACTGTACCCATAATTTCTTGGAGTGATTTCATGGTTTCTGTCTCGCCAAAGTATGAATTCATAAATTGGTTAGATGCCTTGTAATTTGTGGCGATATTTTTTGCATCGCTAACCGTGTTTAACAATGACGGGATTTGAGAAGCAGTCACCCTTTCTGCTACAGCCATCAGCTGATCAACATTAAAAGTATCTGGGTTTGTTGGATCAACAATCCTCATTAACTGATCTGTATCAAGACCTTTACCGCTTAAGAAGCCAAATATCGCGGAAATGCTGGTATCTGCCCCACTAAGTGATGCCGCATCTCTATCGGTAACAACGCCGGGAGAAATCAATCTGGCAACATTCATAATACCAGCGTTGATAGCAGCCCGGCTTTTGTTCCTCATTTCTGATTCTAGTCCTTTGACCTTGTTATAAGCAGACGCGACTTCACTTGCCGACTTATTCCAATTTAACATAGTTGACCGGATTCCTTTTAAGGCTTCGGATTTTTCTTCTGGGTCAACGTAAGATTCGTCAGTTGATATTGGGCGTGTTTCCACAGTGCCATCAGGGTTTTGGAATAAAAGCATTCCTTGCTCAGTACCAAGATATTTTGGCGCAGCGGATGGAGCGATAAATCCAAGATCAATGCCCCGCTTCTGAGACATGGTTAGCCCCTGCATTAATTTGTCGCCAGCCGCGACATCACCAGACTGCGCTGCTCTGGCAAAGTTAAGTGCTTGCAGTGATTCTGTAGGATCACCATTGAGCCTCTGAATCATGTTTATTCGGTCTTCAATCAGACTTATTACGCCCGGTAAATCTCCACGGGTAGCCATNTTGAGTGCCGCATCAGCGTCTTGGTACATGGCCTTTTGGCGCTCTGCGCTAAGTTCGCCCATTTGCTTTTGGAATTGCGGAACAGTNCCACCAAGAACTGCGCCTATGCCCTGAAGTTTGTCGCCAAATGTGTATCCGTTAGCCATTTTTTNCTACCGATTATGTGAANACTGGTATAANTGATTGTGTTGAAGCACCGTTACCAAAATTTATATTTTGCCTTGGGTTTGTTGCTTGTGCGGCGGGTATACTTGGTGTTGGAGCCGGCACTATTGGATTTGCTGATGATTGCATAACCATATTGCCCGAAGGTTGATATACAGCTTGTTGACCGGGGAACATTGTCTGAAACATATTTGCACCTGCTCCAGCAAGGTTGAAAATTTCAGCCGGATTATAACCGGTTACAGGTTGCAGATTTCCTGTTTGAATCCCACCAGCACCCATACCTATCTTATTCAGCATGTCAGCATAAGCCATATTCTGTCCGTAAGCAGTGTTAGCATACTGACCACCAAGATTGTACGCACTAAGCTGCTGGTTTTGCAGGTTAGTAAGATTGTTGGCCTGCGTAGTCCCCAAAGCAGTTTGTAGGTTAGCCATGTTTACCGCTGTTTGACCCTGCGCATTGCTAATATCTCGACCTGTTTGCATCTGATAGCCTGCACCAGTAGCACCAAGATTAGCAGCACCAGTAGCCATGTTTTGACCAAGCCCGGCAGACGTTGCAGCAGCACCATAACCGCGAGTAGCTATATCACCCAAGCGGTTGAACTGGTTTTGGAAGTCCTGACCATAAAGGTCGGCAGTCAGTTTGGTTAGATCTTGTCTGACGTTGCCACCACCAAGACCGCCCATAGCAGCCGCATTTCTCATCAAAGCTCTCTCGCTTTGTTCCTGAAGGAATCCTAATGCTGGTGATGCTTGATATTCAGCAAACGCTTGCTGTTGCGCCTCTGGGCCAAGAGCGCCCGTTAAAGCTGCCTGCCTTTGCGCTGCATCCTGACCCAATTCTCTGTAGGGAGCCTGAAACTGTTGCGCTGTAGCATAATCACCGCGCAAACCCTGACTTACATCGGCAAGAGTCTCTCGCGCAGGGGCAAGACCCGCTGTCTGTTCCATTAATCGCGGATCAATACTAGCCATTTGTTGCGGGCTAATACCGTACCTAATACCAGCGCGATTTACATCTTCAGCAGATAGTGGCCCAGATTCTAAAAATCTTTGCCTCAAAACATTGTTGATTACATCGTTGCTGTACTGCGGCTGACCAGTTAGCGCTGCCCCAGCTGGCATTTGGGCTTGTGTAGGCGATACAGGCGCAGGCGCAGGCGCTGGAGTTACCGGAGCAGGTGCAGGTGTAGGCGCAGGTGTGGGTGGAGTATATACAGGCGTATAAACCTCATCGGCAGCGCGAGTATTGCCCGCATAGTTTGCAGGATCAACGCCAGTTGCCATAAGGAACTCGCGTGGCGTTACGCCATACTTCGCCATTGCTTTTTCAATTTGAGCTTGTGAGGCGTTTGGGTTTTTCGCCAAAACGTCCCGTATTTGTTGTGCGCTTATAGCCATAATCTGAACCTTTATTTAAACCTGATATCCTGCGCCACCCATTTCTCGCGTTGCTAAATTCCAATCATTGATCATCTGCCTTTGCTCTGGCGTAACATTCATCATGTTTGGATTTGTGCCACCCATTGGAATCTTTGCACCCTGCAATGCAAGAGCGTTGTCTATTGCGCTTGTGTCAATGGGCGCTAACTGAGCAGCTGCCGCTAACTGCGCATAATCCATTCCAGTTCCCTGCGGCTGCAATTGCGGTCCATAGTATTGATTACCAAGCAATGATGATGTCTGCATTCCAAGACCTGCCATTTGTGCTTGCTGCGCTCGCATGCTGGCATCTTCAGCTAATTGAAAGCGTGGTAGTGACTGCTGGGTGTAATAATCCGGCAATGTTCCCATTCCCTGCCTTAATACATCACGCTGCGCAGCATAAGCTGGTTCAAAATACTTCATGGCTTCTTCGCCATATTTAATAATATCTTGTCTGCGCTTTTCAGCCGTTTCCCGCGCTAGTTCGTTGGATTCTTCGGCAGATCGTCTATTATCTTTGCTGCCTATAATACTTGCGCCAGCCCCTAACGCTGCACCTATTATTGTTGGCCACATATTGACACTCTCTTACAATCAATTACTGTATGTTTGAATTTTATCATGTTTGTTAAATATTTTCGCTTATACTAAAAGCCATCCCTGCGACCTGTCACCGCCTATATCTGGCAGCATCTTACGGTACTGGATCGAGCCAGCAGATCCGGTTGAATCAATGTATAAACTGTACTGTCTGGCCTCCACAACGCCCTCTGGGGAGCCTACACCGACAATAGGGATGCTTAACGCCGCATCTTGTGTCCACTGCCTAAAAGCCTGCTCCATCGTTCCGTCATCACGGGTGATCGGCTGTGCTGCATTGAGTAGCGGGCTTGTCATTTGTCACCGCCAACAATGTTAGCCGTAAGCTGGATAATCACCGGCTTAACAGCGTCAGACAATGTAAACCTNAATAANTCAAAGCGTGATGCCCTGCCATTCCTGCGCCAGATAGCCCTGCGGCTGTACTCACCAATCTTACCAATGCTTCTGGATATTGGGTCACTCCATGTCTTGCCATCCTGACTGCGCTCAAGCGTGATCTGCGGATCTGCAACCGCATCATTACCAACGCCTGATTCAACAGTGAGTTCCAAGCTGGGGAAGAACACAGACTGCATATTGTTCTGAAATGGCTGGGTAGCCACNCGCCTGATGATNGCCCCGCTGTACTCGGTATAAACGTCAGGGCTTAAAATACCAACCCTGCCATCAAGAATGTCNCCACAAAATACCTTACCGTAAGACTTAACGACAGAAGCCACTCTCAGACCGCCCAGAACGCCATCTACGAGCGATTTGCGCTCATGCCAACGCTGAGTAGTCATGTCATAAACAAGCGTTGTAGAAGGCAATGCAAAGCCTATAAAGTAGGCTCCCTTCTGAGCGTATGTCCAAGCATATATCCCAGATACCTGTGTCTCGGTAAGACCCGTCAGGATAGAGTCAATAGC